GGAACTCGTTGAAAGTAGCGACGACTTCAAGACGTATTTGCGTGTGCTGAATATCGTGATGAAGAACCTTTGCCACATGCCGTACGTGAAGTGGCGCATCTTTTTTGACATGGAGTTCGATTTACCTGACGCTGTTGCCGACGGTACGCTGTCGTACACCATCCCAGACATCAGCAGTATCGACATCGCTAACTCACCGACCGACCACATCTTCTTTATGAGCGACGACATCGTTGTTGCGAAATACAAGCTGGTCAGCCTGTCGATATTCCAGTCAACCAGCAACACGCAGGTCGCAACCGTCGCAGGTGATAAACTCTATCTCAAGGCGACCGAGAGCAAGATTCTCGGCACGACCATCCGCCTCCCCGTCTATAAAGACCCAGCTCCATATGCGACAGCAGACCAAGAGGTGCTGGTAGACAGCACGCCATGGCTTGTCGCGTCAATGGCGACATTTATCTGTGCCTCAAGCCCAGTGCCGTTTATCGCCCGAAATGCCGACCGCTACGAAAAAGAAGCTGCCGTGTTTATGAAGCAGATGCGCGACGTGAACAAGCAGATGCAGGCACTTATCCTGACGAAGCTCAACGCTCCGATTGGTCGTACTTGGGAAGACGTTATGAATGTGATGACGCTAAAGGACTTGTGATATGGCGAACAAAAGCGATAGCGATATTCAGGTCAAAGACATTGACAGCTGGAAGCGTGGGCAGATATCCTACTTCTCAAAAAGCCGTCTCCAAGAAGACGCGCTCAAGACTGCTTACAATGTCATCTTCGACTATGACGCCGTTGTTCGGCCTCGAGGCTCATTTGCTGCAAGCGATGTACCCGACCTTCCCGAAGGCCTGACACCACTCGCCTGTGACTTCCCGTTCAAGCGAGCCGACAACACCGAAGGTCTCCTTAATGTCTTCACCGATGGTGTTAGCGCATGGCTTTATGTTTTAAAAGCCGACCTGACTGGCTGGGAAAAGTTTAGCACTTATACGTTCGACAAGGACAAGGTCTTATCGTTCGCGCAAATCGCGGGCGTGGTTGTTATTGGCAACGGTATACAGAACTTTACCTACTATGAAATCGCTACCAACACCGTCAAACAGCTCGTCAAAGTAGATAACCCAACGTCCACACCGACGGCGACGCCGACAGGCTTTAGCGGTACGAACGCGATTGACTACTACTACCGCGTCGCCTTTAACGGCATCGGTGGCAGCACCATGATGACCCCATGGGTAAAGATATCCTCGTCAACGATTCGCGACACCTGGGGCGATGCCCGTTCGGTTGCTATCAATATCTCAGCTTTCGTCATCGACCCGAACGCCCAGAGTTGGAATGTCTATGTTGCTGGTGTCTCAACAGGCACGGGCGCACCGACTGATACTGAATACTTGAAAATTGCTGAGAACATACCCGTGACGCAGAAAACCTTTACCGACACAGGAGCGGTCACGATGCTCCAAAGTGCTCCGGTGGAGAACTCTACTGAAGGTATTAAAGCCTGGTACTATACGAACATCTCTGGTCGCCTCTGGGCGATCGGCAACGACGGTCTCGTGTACTGGGGCGGTGACATCGGTAACGAGCTCTACTTCGGGTCGGCGAACGGTTCCGATAGCTACATCATCAGCAGTAACGGTATCGAAAAACCGATGGCAATCACGCTTGGTCGTGACAACGCTGGTACGACCTGCATCAACCTGCTTACCCGTACGATGGCCGGACAGGGTGCAATTTGGGATGTGTATGCCACGACCAACAGTATTACCGCTAACGGGCAGACCTTCAGCACAGGTACATATCAATTTAAGAAGCGCGAAGGTAACGACGGTACGGACGCACCGTTCTCTGTCATTCACGAGAACAACAACGCTTACTACCTGTCGATGGATGGTTTTAAGTCTACTGGTGTCAAACCAAACGTCTCCGGCATCCAGTCAACCGACATTATCAGCTCGGCTATCCGTGATCGCGTACTGAACCTGAGCCAGTCGAACCTCAACGGCACATACGCGGCATATTATGACGAAAGCCTATACTGGACGGTTGCTTATGGTTCACAGACGAATAATGAAATCTGGGTCTACGATATCCTCCACGGTGGTATCTGGTCAATTTGGCGCATCGAGTCTGACTGTATCTTCCGTTGGGCATCCACCAAAAACGAGAGCCCAAGCCTCTATATCCGCCAGGGCAATAAACTGCTCCGCTACTACAAGAACTCACACACTCATGCCGATTTCGGCGGTGTCTTCGAGTCGTACATCGAGAGCGGTTTGATTCCGTTTTCAAAAGATAATATTGAGTGGGTTCACTTGCTGAAGAACATCTGGCAGTTTGACCAGGCGGTAGGGGTGATTACTTTGACGGTGAATGTCCACTCCAAGAACGGTGACATCATCAAGACGAATATCATACCGTTTAACCAGTCGGTTTCAAGTACCGCCGCAACCAGCGGATGGGATGCGATTGTCGCAAACTCTACGCTGCTTTCCGAAGGCGCGTGGAACACTCGAGGTTGGGAAAAAACGCTGGCTGATCTACTTGGGTTCAAAGACCCATCAGACAAGAAGATTGCCCAGAAGATACGCAAGAACGCCTCGTACATCAGCTTTTCGGTTCGTGCCAATACCAAGGACACTTACTACGAGCTATCGCACCTGAGCATGTTGTTCACCTACATCGGTTCAGGCGTTGAGTTCTTGAGTCAAAAGGGAGTGATAAAAATATAGCCGTATGATACACTTAATTTATAAACTGAAAGAAAATAAACAAGGGGAACAAAAATGAATCCACTAAGCACAATCTCGGTGATGCCTGGGAGGGAAAAAATCCAAGAAACCACAAGGAGCATAGCGCCTCAACCTAGAGGTGGCGTGTTTTGGATTGGTACTGACGGAAAAGTATACGTCAGTGGTTCTCAGGGTACAAACGCTGCCGGTCGAGCCGACGCGAATACCGCGAGCTACTGGAGTAGCCGAGGCTTCTCTCAAATAGCTGACCCGAATCGAGGGGGCCAGGTTCAGGGTGCTGGCACAGGTCGCGCGTTACCTGCTAGCAACACTGGCGCTGATTATGGAACCGCCTCTGCTCCGAAAGTTCTCGACGAAGCACAGCTCAAAAGCCTTGACTCGCTACTTGGCAGTCTTGATACCGTCCGAAACCAGACCAAGGAGAAAGCTCGCATCAAACGCGACACTAGCAAGCGTGAAAAAGAAGAAGAGCGAGACCGCGAAAAAGGTAAATACGAAGGTAAGAAGCTCTCAACCTTGCAAGACTTTGCAGGTGCGAAGACCGACACTGACCTCAACACTCGCAATACTCTTGAAAATCTCGTCAGCTCACTCTCGACGCTTGGACTCGGTGGTTCACGCGCATTGACTCGTCAAATCCTTGACGCAGCCAACATGAGTAACCGTAAGGCTAACGCAACGCAGGCGAGCAACAACCGAGACCTTGATAGCTCTTTCAACGAATTTACTGTCGGCAACGAGAACGACATGCGAAAAATTGACGACCAGTTCGGTTTCGAGCAGGGTGAGGCCGACCGTACGTGGGGTCAGAATCGCCAGAATATCCTTCACAAGAAGGCTGACGTCTATAACGCCGCTGAACGCACGGGTGAACGAGAAGCAATAATGAACGAGGCCAACGGTCTCAATGACTTCGTGGCGAAAGCACCGTTTATGAACCCAAGCTACACGGGCGAAGCCCGATCAATGGCAACACCAGAGCTTGCCGACTACACCCAGGACATCGCGAAATATGACACCGCCGCCATTGGTGCGGGCGCGACAGGGGTAACACCAGTAGGCGCAGGCGTCACGCCAGGCACGATGCCAGGCAACCTTGCCGTACGCGCCCTCGCAGTCAACGAAAAAGACCTCGGAGTGAAAAAGAAAACCGAGGGTAGTGACCTCGTACTGGGAGTCTAACCACTATGGCAACTATCGCAGATAAGTTCGGACGACCGAGTATTCCGACAGACTACGCTCTTGCGACAACAGTAAAGACCGCTCGCACAGTAGGCGAGGCGGTTTTGGCTTGCTACGACCTTAGTAATTTTGCTCTAGACACTCCCGTTTACTTTATCACCTACAAGAAAACGGTTGACCCTGTAACAGGCACGGTATCTGTGACAAACCAGACGAGCTGGAAAGCCCTGGTCAACCCAGATAACAACACCCTAACCAACCTGACGCTTGCGCCAGGCTACACCGATATTGGCAACGACATCGGTGATTTCGTCGAGTGTGTACCAACTTCATTCTGGGGTAACAGTCTGGTTGATGCCCTACTGGGTTCATTAAACCCTGACGGTACAATGAAGACCTCGGCAGTTCAGACCGCCCTCAACATCAGTGGTACACCTACCGAGTATGTTCCACTTGCAACCCTACCTAGCTCGATCGTCAACAACGGCCAACGCTCCTACTCGATAATCTACCCTGGGGTAGACTACTCTGACAGGCTCTCGCCTGGTGCGCGCTATCGTACTGTCCGAACTAATGCCGCCCCAACCCAATCTACTTCGCTTAACGGCACGAATCAGTATTGGAGCCGACCTTCGGTATCAGTTTCAGGTATGACGTTTACGGATGACTTTGTGGCAGGGGCTTGGGTAAAGTTGAGCAGTTATCCATCTGGTGAGGTTAATATCATGTCTCGCTACAATGGTACTTCTGGTTGGAGGTTATTCGTTGGGGCAAACGGAACAGTTCAGTTCTACGGTATAAACGGCGGCTCTAGTAATGTCAGTGGCATGTACACATACCAGAGCCTTCCTCTAAATAAGTGGGTGCATATATCAGCGCAGATGGACATGTCGGCATTTACATCCACCTCTACCACTATGTACGTTATGTTCGACGGCGTAGAAGTACCTATAGGAATTTTTAGAGGGGGTACAAATCCGATTGCCTTAGTCCAAGCAGGAAACTTAGAAGTCGGCTCAGCAAACGGCACAGGCTTCTTCCCTGGTAAAATCGATCAAGCCTTCGTATCATCAGCCAAAATCACTCAAGCAACTCTGCGTGGCTATATGTCTCAAGGGCTTACCGGCACTGAGCCGAACCTTATATCAGCCTACTCATTTAGCGGTAACGCGAACGACCTCAAGGTTGCCACCGCAAATAACCTGACCGCAAATAACGGTGCTACGGCGACAAACGCTGACTCACCGTTCGGTGGACAAGCGGGCGGTGCTATTTCTTCTACCATTGACTACGGCATCGTGCAAAAGGTCAGCTATACTGCGCCAGACACGACCGTTATCGTTCAAGTTCCTGAAGGCTGTACGATTCCGACAGTCGGCGGAGTCGATTCGACGAGCTACTCGACCGCGAAGAGTCCGTATGGGTTTCCAGGACAAAGAGATAAATGGCGTGTCGCTATGCTAACTGTATCGGGGGTTACTGTCGGTGGTGCGCTAGGAGGAACATCCACATTCCCTGTAAATCTTCCTACACCTGTTGGAGAGTGGACGGTTGGATATGATGGCAACTTACAGCATAGCTCAACCAGTGCGACGGTTAACGCGGAAGCGTTTTTCTGGATGGGTACGAACCCTACCTACGGTGGCACTCCTCTTATCCCTGGCTTCCTCGGTGCGTGGCTTTACATTCAAGGAGGAAGCTACAACTATGTTTTAGCAAATGTTTCACGCTCTACATCTGCTTCGCTCCTTACCGCCACTACCTACAACATGTACTACCGCCCTATAACTGGGTCTGGAACTGTATCGGGAGCCATGAACGGGAATGTTACCTTCACCATGTACGCGGACAACGCACTCCTATAGGAAACCGATGTGGACGGAAATTTAATTGCAACACTGGCAGTCGCAATCACTGGCGGTTCTACGCTCGGAGCAACAATTGCGGGGTTCTTTGCCTATCGGCAAAAGAGCCTCGTCACGCTACTGCGCGAGTCGAACAAAGACTACAAGGAGCGCGTCGAACAGCTTGAGTCAGACCGTGACCGTTTCGAGAAACTGAGCAAAGAGCAGACTGCTGAAATTGCCCAGCTCAAGGCTGAGAAGGCTCTACCGCTGGATAACCTAACAAAGTTAATTACTTCACAGCATCAATTACTCATAAGTGCTATAACTGAGTTGACCAAGGCTCTTGCCAACAAAGAAGGAAAATGAAAAATATGACCAAAGCAGAGGTAAGCTTCAATCGCGCCGATCAGCTCTATCACAACTCTGTGAGGGTCTTTTTCGCCTTTGCTTTTATCATGCTGATCGTGATTATCGTCCAAGTGGCAACCCTCCAGGGTGACTTTGCGAAGGCACAAACCGCCGAACTCAAGCGTCAAGAGGTCGCTCGAGAAGAGGCAAGAGAAGAATCACGCAAACGCCTCGATCGGGCGCTCGCCGAGACTGAAGCACAGGAGCTCGTGACGCAGAATTACATCCGCTGTGTGGCGGTCATTTCCCTACTACCAATCGAACAGCGAACCGCCAAGATGCTCGATGACTGTGGCATCCCTGGCGTAACCGACCCGAGTGAACTTGGTAATCCGAACCCAAATCAGGCTCCCAGGGCGACCCAGTCATCACCGCAGTCAGTCCAGCCAGCCCCAAACGAGCCAGTCGCCGCTGGAGCACCACCCGACGACGAGACACCTGCTCGCACCAACAGCCGAAGCCCACTCAGCCGACTACCATTTGTCGGTAGATTTTTTGAGTAATTAGGTCTATAGTACAAAGCATGAGCAAAACAACAAAAATAATACAGAGAGTTCTTATTGGTCTACTGGCGCTTGTCGTCCTGTTTATAATTTACTACTTCCCTGTTATCGACCGGCTAATTCTGCGCCCATGCTACCACTACCCGAATATGTTTATTGACTGCCAGATGGTAGAATAAGAACAGCACGTAAGGAGATAAAAACATGGCAATACAAAAATATGCAATCCTCATCGCGGGGCACTCACCGGCTGACCCTGGCGCACAAGGACAGGGGCGCAACGAGGCCGATGAGACGATACAGATTACGAACCGTGTCCACGATCTACTGTTGCCGCATCCGAATGTCTTTGTCGATGTCGTACCTCACAATCTTGATTATGTTGACTCGAAGAACTGGATTAACTCACGTCTGCCCAATTTGGACGACGGTATCAACGTCGAAATCCACAAGAACTCGACCGTTGGCGCAACGGGTGTTGAGACCTATACACCGCTCAGCCCTGATGCTGACACGACTCGCCTGGCTACCTGTATTAACAACGAGCTTGCTCGCACGAGTGGTCTGCGTAACCGTGGCGTAAAGCAGGGCGGCTTCTATTTGATTACCAACACCAATCAGCGAGCCGTTCTGGTTGAGGCTGGCTTTATGCAGCAAGACCCGCTCGACGATGCCGCCGACGCTCGCTACGCCGAAGGTATTGCCAACGGTATCTGCGACTTCTTTGGTGAACCTCGCCCATCAGCCCTGGTGAAGCCGCCTGTGCTCAACCCGATTCCACCGACCGCCACGCCTGACCAGCTGTACCGCCTGAAGCACGGTGACGTCCAAAAGGGTGCGTACTCAAGCGATAAAAATGCCTACTCAGGCTGGGAGTTCTACGGCAAGACAGGCACGATTACCCTGGCAGGCAAAGACGTAACGGCTGAAGTAGTCGAGAAGTACCGACCTAAGCCGACCCCAACACCGACGCCAGTACCAACCGTGCCGAGTCGTGACGACCTGCAGGACGCGGAGATTGCGGGGCTCAAGGCGCTAATAAAAACCATAACCGACTGGATTGCCAGTTTCGGGAAGAAATAAGGAGAATATTATGGCAGAGAAAGTAGTCACTGAAGAAGAGGCTTTGAAGCGGGCGAAGAAGGACGGTATAGAGTTTACTGATACGTTCCACGTCGTAAAGCTGGGCGAAGGTCTTGGGGGCGAGGTCGTCAGTGAAGGTTTTGAAACCCGCGAAGAAGCGGAAGCAGAGCTAGATAAATTATCAAAAAAAAGTGACGACGAATTTTCGATTCGTCAGACCCGAGAACGAAAACAAGTAGAGGAGAAATAAAATGTTTGATTTAGCATCAGCAACAGCACTATCAGTCGCAGCGGTACTCGTCATCACGGAGCTTTTAAAGCTTGTGCCAGTTGCGTTTACCAGTAAATACCCTGCATGGGTAAACGGTATCGTGTCGTTTGTGGCGGCACTCATCGTCGTCAAGCCTGACTTTACGTTCGTAGACCTTGGTCATTTGCTTGGACAGCTTTTGTTCGTGTCCGTCGTCGCTGCCCTGGCGTATAACCAGTGGGTGAGCCGATTGAAAGCCGAAAAAGAGGTACTCTAACCCATCTTTAGGCAAAAAACCTTATGTCGTAAAATAACCGACACAGCAAAAAAGAGCCCTACTCGTAGTTAGGGCTCTTTTTTATAGTAATTCAGCTTCGGTTGCCACCGGCGCTTCGGCGTTCGTTATCGGCGGATAGTTAATTTCGTTATATGGCAGAGCCTCGTCATTTATTCGGCGAGCAAACTTCCCAAGCTCGAGCGCACAGCGCAGTAAGCGAAGTGGGTTCGCCATGTAGCGCTCACGCTCATCCATTGACTCTGGCATCGCTTTGTTCCAATATGACGGCTTCAGGGTGGCGGTCAGCGTAGCGTTGCATCTGCTCGAATGTGGCTCGAGCGAGTCGGCGCTGTAATCGGGTGCGGTGTTCTTCGGTGCGAGGTATTTTCAGCAGCTCGACGACATCCTGCACTTCATCAAATAGTCGATCATCACTCCACTCGAGGTGTCCGTGATCTATGAATTCGCTCATGTTTGTTTCCCCTTTTAGTTTTAAGGGTCTCCATTTGCGGTTAGAGACCAACACCGAGATATGCCCCCGTCGAGGCTCACCGCCTCTCAGCCAAGTGCCGTCGCACCTTCTTGAGCTGCTTCCGGTCGCGCTTCGGTCGTCCGTGGAACGAACGATCGTCACGCTTGGGCTTGCTCTGGCGCTTCACGCGACCACTCGCAAGTGACGGTTGTTGCGACGGATGCGCTCACCCTGCAGCGAGTCCATCTCGTCCTGAATCCGGTCGAGCCGGTCAGGAATCGCGTCGATGAGCTTGTCGAGTTGCTCGGTGCTCAGCGAGCGAAGGTTGACTGGACAGCCGTTGATGATGTGCTTCACGGCAATCATCCCCCTGTGGTGTTTGTGTTGGACTTTCCAACTATTCTCAGCATACGCCTAAAATGAAAAAACGTACATAGCAAAATATATACGTTTTACGCGCCCATACCCATCTTCTTGAGTTGGGCTTTGGTCATCTTCTTGGCACTCGGGTTAAACGTCCGTTGGCTGGTTATTTGAAAGCCAACTCGAGTAGAAAACCTACCGCCACACTCAGGGCAAATCCGCTTACCTTCGCCGTCAATAAACCTGTACCACTGCTGGTCTTTTTCGCAAAAGCCAACAAGAGCTTTTCGCTCGTCAGGGGTCGTTTTATCCATTGTGTCTGTTGTTGGTGTCTCAGTGTTCAATGTATTCGCTCCACTCGGGAGCAACGACTTCTACCTGTATCTTCTTGCGCGAACGCACGAAGGCAATCGGTATATTCACCAATCCATTTTATCATATTACTTACTACCCCTTGTCCGCTTAGAGTTGATGAAGCCCATGAGCGAAGTCTTGTCTATCCATACTCTGTCACCATATAAGAGACTAGCGCTAGTTTGCCTAACTACATGCTCGAGGCCATCCAGTAATTCCTGTTGAGCTTGCTCCCTCTGCTTGGATATTTCAGCTTGGATAATGCGTTGCGCTCTAGGCAGTTCGGTAGAGTACTCGCCCGCTGGCCATATCTGCGCTTGTTCCCATAGGGTTTTGAGTGTCGTATCTAACTCATGTTCCTGGGTAGGGTGAGTGAAGCGTTGGGCGTTTCTCACTAGGTCTTTACGAGCCATCAGAACGCACTCAGCAGGGCCACCGTTGTCTAGGTACTTATCCACCATTTCGTACAACTTAGTCTTTAGCTCATCTTCTTGAGCGCTCCTTATATCAGTTTCAAGCTTTAACTTTACATTGGGGGTTTTATGTTCAAAGTTTGGAGCGTCTGTTTGTGGGGTTTTCATACAGATGCCAACGGGAAGATGCTGCCCTTTTCTTTAGATTTGCACCCATCCATCACAGGCATCACTTGGTCGTGCTTGGTGTGTTCTGTTTCATCACCGCAGTTAGCACACCTCCACCAGTGGTAAGTTTGTGACCAGTGAGTGTTTATATCGCTACATAGGGGAACCCAGTTGTGTTTGAGTGGGCTATCTACAGACCCTTGAGGTTCCACGAAATGCTTGCGAGCACCACATGAGCAGACTTTCCAATACGCTCCTGCTTTGGTCGCTTTGTAGTCGTGTACGTGGTCTTGAGGCTGTGAGGTGGGTTTCATACGTTTACCCATCCACCTTGATTACCGTATTCGTTACTCATAGCAGCTCCTTTAGTCGTTTACGTTGCTCGGCCTTGTGGTGATTAACGGCCTGTATGACAAAGTGTTCTTCGTGATACTCCTCGGGCACTTGGTCTAAGTCCTCACCTATCACTGTCTCTATGAGGGTGGTAAGGGCCGCTTCTGTCGCTGTCGTATCAAGCACAAACAGGTCTTGCATCTGTGTCGTAAACCAGATTTTGTCTTCGGGCTTAGGGTCGGTGGCTCTACCTATGCGAGTTATCTGAATGGTCTGAGAGAGAGCCTGTTTTAGCGTCTGTGGTGCTTGGGAGTTGTTCTGTGTAAACTTGCAGTAGGGGCATCCGCCTTTCGCACGACGTTGAGCGGTAGCGAACGTGCATTTAGGGCAGCGCGGCACTTCTCGAGCGCCCCGTGGTGCTTGGTCAGGCATGGTCATAGGAACTCCCTCATAAAGTACTTATAGACAAGTTGGTTCATTCTTCTGTCTCTTTCTCTGGCTTAGTAGGTAGCTCAAACCCCTCAACTCTGCCGTCGGGATGCTCGAACCTAACCTGATTATCTTTCAGTTTCTCGTCGGTCTTCATCTCCATACCTAGAATGTTCTCTGGCTTAGTGGCTTGTAGTTCCAATTCCATGAGGCGTTTATCTGCATCAAACAACGGCAGAAACCCTGACTGTCGCCAGTATTCTGTCTCGCTTTCTCTCCCCCGCAGTTCCGCTGCTTGTTCACAGGAGGCTATGAGGGCTAGAAGCGAGGCTTTGGCTCTACTTAATGGTTCTGTAATCTTGCCTATACTTGCATAAACCAGGATTTCAGCGAATATGCCATCTATCTGTGCGTCTAGTTCGGCATCGTTCTGGGTATCATCTATCTGGGTCATAAGATCTCCTTATGGTTTAAAATCATAATCTTTTACCTCTTCATCGTTTTCAAGATGCCACTCGGCGTGTCGCATCTCATTTCGACCCCGTAGATACCAGAAGACGAGACTGCCCGCCATAAATAAGAGGGATTGCCAGGTGGATTCTGTGAAGATGATAAGACACCATGCCATAGCGAGCAGCAGCCAAAATGCTATGGTAAAGTTTCTGTACCACATTTTATGATCGATACATTCTCGTCGTTTTTTCATCGCGGTACTCCAAAATAGTTGGTTATTATAACGGCAGTGTCGTAACCCTGAAAGCCTGGGCATGACTTCACCCCAATACCCATCTCAGCGTGGTCTTTGAGTATATTCTCAAGGTGTCCTGGCGACTCGCTCCAGGTCTTAACCGCGCTTATCGCTTGGTTCTCTCTTAGATAGTCGTAGTATAGGTTCTCGCTAGCGTGTGAGTAGCTATATAGCGGGTCGAGCACTGTCCATGCCTTATCGTGACTCCAGTCGTTATCGGCGCACATCTGCTCAGCACGAGCTTGAGCTGCAGTATCGAGTACGGCGCTATCACTAAAAATAGGTGACAATCCTTGAGCTTGACGAAAATTATTAACCTCAGCCTCTACTTCACTTGAGGTTGGCATTTCAATAACGGGTGTCGCTGATACTATTGGTGACGGGCTGTGTTGCGAGGCGGCATAAAACGCCGCGCTATACGCACCGATAGCCGAGATGAGCGCCACGATACCAATAATGCACGACCATGTAATAAACTTGCTCATCTTAGTAACTCCTCTATGCTGGTTTGACCTGGTAGTTGCTTGATGACTGTTGTCTTTTTATCGGTTGTCGCCCATTTTTCGCACAGTTCCATGTGACCAAGACGAGCTGCCTTCGGGTCTTCATAGCCGCGGAAATCAACATCTTCACCGCTCACCATCACCCAGGGGCAACAGTTAATGCTCGACTTCTTAGCTGGGAATACCATAGTCTCATATTTTCGTTCACCAGCGCCAAGATTATCAAAACCGTACTGTCTCATATATGCAGCATCGAAATTATCGCCCTTGAGATGTTGATTTTCTTCGTACCACGCCGTACCGTACACGTCGTCGTGAACCGATGCGTGAATCCTACGAACCGCCTGGTCATTCCAAAGCTCACCAATTGTCGAAACGATATAACTGCCGACGTATGTGTTCAAAACAAAGCGACACTTGTCGCCTAAAATAAAATGCCCTGAATGTGGCATCCATATCCAATTGCCTTTTCTCATAATTCTCTCCTCCGTTGTTTATAGGGCTGGCGATCTTCCGATTTGTTGCCCTGGATTTGTATTCGTTTTATGCCAGTGTTTCGGGTGAATATTCGATACTCAAAACACAGCCACGATACCGCCAATTGTTATTATACTTCTTTCTTCACCATTTGCTCCTTATGGCCGCATCCGCTGCAGTACAGCCAGCCACTATGAAAGAGGACTGCGCTCGAACGTCGGTCTTCATGGACAGGGCATCGCACCTGCCAGCCTCGAGGGTTGCGACGGGCTCGTTCGTCTAAGTGTTTAGCGAACGCGTCGATATCACCCTTGTCGGGTACGAAGTCCTCTGGCAGCTTGGGTGGTCGCCATTCTTGACGGTGCTTACATAACCTGTACGCCTCACCCGCCAGTAGCCTCGCTATCGGCATATCACGGACGATGTAATACCTTGAGCCGCACTCAAACACACTGCCTGGCGCGGTGATATTGCTGTTGTCGCCTTTCAGCTCGAAGTTCTTGCAATGACGGTCGTCGTTAATGTTCTGGGCTGGAATGTCCTTCAGTACCCAGAAGAAGACGTGGTAGCCTGCGCTCGGGGTTTGCACTGTTAGTGACTGCGGCAAGTCGAGCGCCTTATATGTTTCGATAACCTCATCCCAATTGTCTTTTCGGTCGAGGTCAACCGCGATCAATTTCCATCGTCCCGTTTTGTCGAGTTGGCGGTAGCCGGTCAGCAGTGCGTTGGCTGGTCGCGTGCTCTGCGCGAGTGGTCGGCAATTTGAACTATCACCCCACTTGTCGGATGTCCACCTATTCTTTTTCGACCCGAGCCACTGAAAACTCAACAATTCCTGTAGTTCATCCATTATATAAACTCCCATCTAAAGCCACCGGCGGTAGGGTTGATACCCCTTGCAGCCTGTGAAACATTGTTATAGCCTAGTCCAATAGCTCGGTCTGCGTCACGAGTTGAAGCATAAATGACCCCTGTCTCAATGCAGCGAACTTTCTTTCCTCTATACGGTGGCGTATTCTTTATTCGACCTAATACTTCGTATGAATGTATAACATTTTCCTGATTGGTTGACCACTCTAAATTCTCGACTCGATTATCGGTTTTAACACCGTTAATGTGATTCACTTGTGGTTTATTGTCAGGATTTGGTATAAACGCTTGAGCTACAAGACGGTGAACGGTCGTGGACTTCATCTTATAATTGACGCAAAACGCAACCTGTAGATACCCTTTTTTATTTATAGCAGGCGCAAGTAATTTTTCGTTTTTTCGTCTCGCACTTTTCACTAACCCCTCTGGGCTAACAAAATACCCAGGGAAGCCGTCAACCTCTTGCCAGGCGAAACTTAGGAGCGAGTTGAGCTCATCCATATCGTACCGTCCTTTTTACCTTTAGCGATAGCTTTTTCAATGCGCTTCAATATTTGTCGCCACCGCCACCATTTGACAGGGTTGCGATACCACTTCCAGTCGGGCATAGTTGTGTATTCATCGTAGTAAATCATCATCCTAATACCTCCATTATGTTATCGACACCAACCAAGCGGTCGTCAAAATCCTTCTTCTCGTCGAGTGCCGCATAAATCGCAGCGTCGATAGTATGCATAGCCCTGAGCTGATAGAACGTGCATTTCTCAGACTGACCGTTGCGGTAGGTGCGACCTATCGCCTGGGTGTAGTCGATAAACGAGTAACACGGTGATAGGAATATAGTGGTGTGGAACTTCTGCAAATTCAAGCCCGTTCCTCCACTCTGATACTGCACGATCATCACGTCCTGGTCGTCAAACTTGTCCTTCTTCTTGCCATACCAGACACCGTGTTTGATGCCGTTTGCCTTCAGCTTGGCGCTCAGGGTTTCAATGGCTTCGATGGTGTTGGCGAATATCAGACAATTTGGCAGTCCATCGACTTTTTCCACGACCCAGTTTAGTTTCTCTGGTGCGAGCTCGACGTGTTTTCTGAGCGCCCAGGTCAGCTTCGGTGCTGAATCGAGCGGCTCATCACCACGCATCCTGGTCTTGAGCATATCGACATAGCCTTTACGCTTGATTGGGATATCGATATTGAGCACCTGCTTCTTTGGTAGCTCGACGAACTCTTCAGAGTTGCCCCGTAGGGCAATACTGTTCCACCAGCGAACCAACATATCGGTGTCGCGATACCCGACGATGTCCATACCTTTATGAGCAAACGATTTCTGCTCGACGACGAACCGACGATAAAACTCAGTCTTGTGCTTGACGAGCCCTGTGATTTTGGCGTAGTTGACGGCATCGGCCCACTTGCTCATCGGTGTACCGCTCAAAAACGAGTAGCCACGTCGCGTCAAGCGACACAATAACCACGCACCCTGACCCTGCAGGCTTTGGCTATTCTTGATTTTATGTGCCTCATCGATGATGATGTAGTGGTCTTCAAACTGAGTGAAATCGACGTTTTTGATACGTTGCAAAAAACTGTAGCCCTCGACACGAAACTCCTCAAACTCCAGCCCAGACTTTTTCAGATCGAGCTCCCAGACTTTCGTATCTCGGACAGAGGCAGGGCAGATGACCAGTACCTTGCGAGCACCGCTACGGTGCGCCCTAGTAATCGCCATCAGCGTCTTGCCTGAGCCGACCCCTGCGAACATGTACGGCTTATTGCCCAGTCGTTTGAGATAGTTTTCTTGACTTTTGTATAACGGCACGTCTCCACTCCTCCACGTTTGACGGGTTCACAAAAAAAGCATCGTGACCCATGCTGTTAAGTTTTTCATTCCAGTAATCTTGAAGCGGTTGCTTCTCGGCAGTTCGTGATTTCTTCCACTCGACATAGCAACTGTAACCAGTCGGTGACAGGCATAACGTGTCAGGAAAACCCATCGGCACACCAGCGCCAGGGTCAAGCTGGATGAATTTCCAGCCTAGCTTCTCAAAATATTCTCGTTGGGTTGCTTTGAATTTGCTTTCTAACATGATTGCTTCCTTTGAGCGTATGGGTGCTGATAGCAGTTCTAACGACAAAATACCGTCTAGTTCCTCGCGGAGACTAGCTACTACCAGCACTCATACGCCCAATGCGTTGCGCCTCGCTATAGACGGCTCGACTGCGGTGTCGGGCGCAAAGGCTACGTAAGAAAAGACTTAAAGTAGTTTCCCTCCACCACATACTGAGCCGCCTATAGCGAGGCGCATCGCCTCTTATAGAGCGGTCGCATGGTGGCTGGCAAGTGATACTAAAAACACACATACTTGGTGATTCTAACTTGCCAGCCGTGTGACCGCTCTATGTCAATTTACTAAAAGGGAATGTCTAGCTTCGTTTTCTCATCGACCACCGTACTGCCGCCGACTTCTTTTGCAACTGTCTGTTCGGCGGTTTCCTTCGGCTTATACGCCAAGAGGTTACGGTCAAGTGACGGCTTGATTTCGCCCGTCTTCTGGTCAGTATAGGTCTGAGTCTTGCTCTCGCGAACCGACAACCATGCTTGACCGTCGATAAGCTTCGCTTGAGCGACTTCAAACAGCTCTTTGGCGCTGGTGACATTGCTCATAAAGGTGCGGGCTTCGGCTTTCTTCGCCTCTTCCGTGTTATGCACGACGAGACGGCTGACGTTCTCGATCGTGTATGGCAATGCTGCCTCACTGAGCCAGAAAGTCACCTCACCTTTACCATCTTCGTTCTCGACGGTGAACTTCATACCGAGCGTGCCAGTCTTAGCTTGTGCCAGCTCAATTGACTGAATCAGTACTTCGTGGACACCGAGCCCAAGCCATGCGCCACCGCTACTAGCCTTGAGGATGTTTTCTTTCATTGCAGCTGCTTTGTCGTCGGCAACTTTTACGTCACTCTTTTCGAGTTCCGCGAATAGTGATGCCTGCTCCGCTGCCTTTGCCTTCTCATCGTTTTGGTCTGCCATTATTTTTTCTCCATTAGAGTTACTACTTTGACCGCCCACATTTGAGCAGTAATGATTGCGCCCAGTGCGATGTCACGCATCTTGCGTCGTCGCCAGTTAAAGGCGCTTGCGTCCTGGGTTTGTGAAGGAACGTGGTCTTCAACGATGTCGAACATTTCTGCCGCCAACGTTTTGATACGATTCACTTTCTCGTCACCGCTAGGGTTAAATGACAGCCCTACTGCTTGTTCACCTGGCGTGAGTTTGCGCTCATCCATTATTTTTTGCTCTCCTTAACTGGCGTATAAAACGCCTTAATTTTTTCATCCAACACCTTCAGGTCGTTTGGTACGGTTTCCGTGTCAAACATGCCCATCGGTGTTTTGATGCCTGTGCCATCGGTCTTCACCTTGAAGACGAACTCGCCGTCCATGACCGCCGTCTCGACGACCTGATTAGTCAAGCCTTCTGGCACGAACTTGTCGCTGACCATCTTACCTGTGGTCTTTAGGCGTAGTTCGCCGCTATCGTTGTTCTCGCTGTGGGCGAGGATATAGAAGCGCTGATCGCTGTCTTTCTTGCTGATGAGGTCGATGATGTTGACGACGTTGACCGCCATCTGGGTGAACTTCTCGTAACCTTTATTGCTTGCCTGACTGAACTCTTCAAAACTCATAAAGTAATTGAAGTCGTCGATGACCACGACAGGTGCTTCCGCCTGCTTGATGACCGCCGTAAGTTCCGAGTAACTCTTGGCGTGGTATTGTGGGATGTCGTTTTTGAACGGCAATGGTTTGCCTGTCGCGGTAACATACCCGATACCGTCTTTCGCACTAAACTCTCTCAAGCTCGTGCTCTTGCCTGTACCCGTTTTACCGAGTACAAATGTTAATTGTGCCATAGTTGTTTTCTCACTTTCTTGTAGCTTTGCTTTTGCTGTAATCTCAGTGTAACACACCGAAATAAACAGCGCAATAGTTT